ATTGCAACCTTATCATTTTTTTGTATGCCCCTTAATGCCTTCTTCTGCCACTTCTGGGGGGTTACGTTCAATACCTTCTCTACAAATAAAACTGGATCGTTTCGTAATTTCAATAATGTTTCAGTTGCTTTATCCAAAAGTCCGCCCCTATCCCTCCAACATGGCAAGGGGAGACCCCATGTAGATACCAACGTAATTATGAGGGGTATATATATTTTACACCTGCCCCTGCCTGTCTCGAAGGGGGGGGTAAAACAGAAAATCCCTGTAAAATTCCCTGATCTGGTTACCCAAATAGTTACCCAGATATATGTTTGTTAATTAATCCAATAACTTAGCTAGTGTATTCGTCAGGTTAAATATGTAACGACACTAATTTATTGTCTTTTTTTCTTCTTTTCCTGCCTCGTGCGTGCGTAATGCGTTACTTGTTGTAGTACCATCTACTATCTCACCAACCGCTTTCAATGCATCCACATAGCTAGTCTCATGCTTAACTTCCATCCTATGAATGTCTCCATACTTCTTAGGTGCAAGTTTCATTGCATTCCACTTCAACCCATCAATAGCTACTCTTCCTGCATTAGGATCTAAGCTACCATCAACTACTCTATCTACTAGATCTAATATTCTATCAGCCATAACCTGCCCTCTATTCTCCATAGCAAGTGAATACTTTAATGCAAATGCATCGTCTGTATTTAGCTTCTTAGATACTATTCTCCATGAAGGCATATCTTTATCATTACCGCATACATCTCTTGCAGATCTTCCTTCACCAATTCTAGCTAGAAACTCTTTCCATTTTTCATCATTCATTCGTGGCATAATTCATTCCAATAAAAAAGGCCAGATACTAGACTATCTGACCTTCCTAATTTTTTACAGTTATTATAATCAAGATAGATTAATACAATTACTTTCAATTAAGGCATCTGGAGCAATCGTCAATAATCCATCTTGTAAAAAACAGTAAATTCAAAAGTTCTTTATGTCAAATTAATTTTCTTGTAATTTAATAATAATGCAATTAATATTCCTTCAAGACATAATTAGAGGAGATGTTATGAACTTTTACGAACTTATAATATACACACTTGGCATATCCATGTTTTGGATTTTCTTTTGGTTTATTCTGGTGATATCATGAAGAAGCTACTTGATTATGAAGAATTAATGATTGTTCGCAGGTGGCATTTACTGAACCATGAATGTTTTGAATCACATTACAATCTTGAAAATAACAAAGATGATCCAGATTTAAAGAAACTTAGAAAACTAAAAAGAGAAATGAACTCTCATCGTATTCAAATGGCTAAAGTTGATACTGCAATTAAATCTAGGTATCATCAGGCTAAAGTTGGAGAAGATGGTTTTAGGATTTTAAACTCTTAAATGCATCAGCTAGGTCATCCAGACTTAATCTAAATATCTCAGCCGAGGCTTTCACGTTTCGGCTGTTTTTTATTGCCCATTCTTTAGCTGATAGATTGAAACAAATAACATCCTGCACACAATCAAAACTTCTACTACCCATCAATCTTTTTATCTTATTATAATCTGCAAATGCTTCTGAACTAAGATTAAACGTGTCTGCATAGGTCTTATCTATTCTTTCCTTACTAAAACTCATGGTAACCTTTTGCACCCTTCCTGCCCTCTTAAACAAGGATAAAAACCTAATGGCAGTCTGATGTTGATCATAATTGATAATATCCTTCTTGTAATAGGTATCAATCCACAATTGATCGGTAACATATAATCTTTTTTCACCTGCTCTATTTGTCTGCTTTTCAATAACTTCATGCTTCTTTAGAAACTCAGGTGTTGGTAATACTCGTTCAGTACGAATATTATATTTTTTCTTTTTCTTTTTCATCAAACATATCTAATTGATTTTGTATATATTTTTTTACATTTGGAGGTCTACCAAACTTATCAGCATATAAAATTTTTCCTTCTAAAGGTTCTGATTTTCTTAACATTTCATAAGCCATTGGATTTATTTTTTTAATAATTGAAAGCATTGCCTCATATCTTTCATCAACTAACTTTTGTTGTTCATCAGTTAATCCATTATCATATAGCTTATTCATATTTTGATAGCCTTTTACAATTACATTTAGATTTAAATACATAACCCCAAAATGGAAACCAGACATATTCTTTACACTTATCACATTGAAGTGATTTGTTGTAAGGTGCTTTTATCTTTACACAATATTTGATAACTCTACCTGTCATTTTATTAAAAAATACTCTTGTAAGCCTCTGGTTGTCAATGGTTTGCCATCTACAGTATAAATTTCAGTTGTTCCATTCCTCATAGCATCTCTAAATGCCTCCCTGATCTTATCCCAGTCTTCACCAATTAATCTGTTATCAGTCTTGCTTTTCTTGTAAATCCTATCAATCCAGTCTTCAATCATATCTTTGCCCTGCTGAGATAATTCTTTTTTTGACTTTTTTTCTGATATTGATTTAGCACAGGCCATCAAATATTCTGAGAGATTATATTTTTCATTCTCAGTACAATGTTTAAATACCTTACACAATTCCTCACAGGCATCATCCATATTATCTTTTCTATCATTACTAGCTACATTAATCAGCTTGGATAAAAATGGCCTTGAATTTCTAATTGATGTTTTTTGTTTTTCAAACCAAGGCAGATATAATTTCCATAATTTATCTCTTGGGTTTAAGTAGGCGGTATCGCCTTTATCTACTTTATAGTTATTAGATGTATTAGTAGATAAAGTAATATCATCTGATATATTATATATTATATCTTCGTGTGACGATAGCGTCACATCCATTTTTGGGAGTGACGTTTGCGTCACATACTTCTCAAGCATTGGCAATCGATATTTATTCACCTTATTTGGCTCTTTAACTATCTCAATTAATCCTTGGGAAGCCAGACTTTGAATATGTCTGTTTACATTTTCCCTTCTGATCTGGCATTGTTTACCTAGCCTATCCTGAGATGGATAAGCAAATTTGGATACGTCATTATAATGATTGCAGATTCTGAGTAATATTTGCCATTCCATAGGACTGGGTAAAGACAACTCGATACACCATGCAACCGCCCTCAAACTCATTAACTTCGACCTGCAATAAGTTCTAAGGCATCATCGTAATCCATGACCATTAAGGCCTTGTTGTTGTCTGACTTGATAATCAATGCATCATGACCATCAATCCACTTGTATATTTCTTTGAAGCCACTTGCCCTGCATTTAACTTCAACGTGCCACTTCTCACCGCCTGTTTTATTCAGTATTAAATCGCCCTTCATAACATCAGTTGCACCGCTTAGCGGAACTCTATAACACTCTATGTCATCATGAAGTAAGGCCTGTTTTCTCAAGTTGTTTTCAGTCCTGTAACCTTTATCCCTTGATGCTTTTCCCATGTATCCAATCCTCTAATGCAACTTGACCATTTGACCATTTATAAATCTCTATCATATGCTTACCAGAGGGCAAACCTTTTTGATAGAGCCACTTATTAACCGATGATTGATTTACACCCAACAGTCGTGCTAATTCGACCTGCCTGATGCCTTTTTCAACCATATATGCACTTAATTTCATGTAAATTTATCCCCTTTATTCGTTTAAGGCATATATTAATATGAAAAATAAAATTTAATCAACTGAAAAAAAATTTGATTAATTATGCCTTGTAGTATAATCTGGTAAAAATTATTGAGGAGATTGTATGAAAGAATACTTTAAACAATTTCAGCTATCTGAAAAAAACCTAGCTGAACGTAAGCTAAAAGTTACAGGTACAGACATTTGTATTTTAGCTGATGGCGATCCTGAGAAAGTTTTTAAACTCTATAAAGAGAAGACTAATCAGTTACCGCCAGATGATTTGACGAAGGTATGGCCTGTCATCATGGGGCATATTACAGAGACTGCCAATTTAGAATGGCAGGAAATGGAAAATAACTTTCTTATCAGGCATAGACAACAAGTCATTGATGGTGAAAAAGTTACAGACGAAAAAGATAAAAAGTATAATTTTATGAGATGTACAATTGATGGTGCTATTGAGCCTTATAAGGGTGCAGTTGCAGTCATTGATGCCAAGTTTACTTTTGGTCGGCCTAGAAAAGATGAGGAATACAAAGATGTTATTCCAAGGTTAATGAAATACTATTCACCGCAATTGCATTGGAATGCTTTTTTATTGGAGAACTATTTAAAAAGACCAGTTAAGTATGGCCTGTTATCTTTTATAAAAGCAGGTGATAAACCCTTACTTGAAGAGATGAAGATAGATAAAGATTACCAAAAAGAATTAATTGAAGTTGGTAACTATTTTCATAATTGTGTGGTTCATGGTTTTGATCCAGTCGATTTACCTTCAATACAGGACTTTGTGCCAGAAGGTGACCTGATTCCAATAAGCATGGAGCAGGATGAAAAGTGGAAACAATTTGCAAATCAAATTATTCAAACTGATGGAGCAAATAGAATATATAAAGAGGCCTGTGATGGTCTTAAAAAACTAGTGCCTGACAATGCAAAAGAATGTTTTGGGCATGGTGTTAAAATTAAAGTACAAAAGAATGGAAGTAAAAGGGTAGAAATATGGAAAAAATAGGAAACATTACGACTAAAATGGTTGGTGGATTAGGCAATGATCCATTACCTCAAATCGGCTTTTATGAGGCCAAACAAAGATGGATAAGGGAAGCAAAAAGGTATTTGTTAAAGACTGAAAAAAATTCTTTTTTAAAGGGTGCAACATATGCAAAACTTCCTCATGTCCAAAGGTGTATTGATAATTCAATTAAGTTTGATTTAGTTTTACAGAGCAATATAGATTTTATTGAGATGAATGGTGAACTTAAATCAATTTTTATTGCTAAGTTAGTTCATATACCGACAGGCCAAACTGAAGTATCCAGAGTACCAATATTATTAGCCAAAAATGATCCACAGGCTTTTTCTTCAGCTATGACTTATTATCGAAGGATAGTAGGTGCAACTATGCTTGATGTTGTTACAGTTGATATGGAAATGGAAAAAGATTTCGCTGAGTATCTATTCGATGACGATGACGATGCTAACGAAGCCTCAAATAAAGAAGACAATAGTAAAAATACTAAGTCTTCTAAGTCTGGGTCTTCCAATCTCCTCAATAAAGATGGAGACCCAGATCCTTTATCTTTTGATGAACTAAAAAAGCAAATTAATAATTCTGATTTAGATCAATTGCAGAAACTTTGGACTAAACATAAGCCAGAGGATGATAAAGTCATTCAATTATTTAGTGACAGAAAAAAATTATTAACTGAAAGGAAATAATATGGAAGAAGATAAAATAATCCAATATGGAACAGATGATTTTACTGTATCCATCAATAAAAATAATAAACAGACTGAGGACTGGCATTGTGACTGGAATTGCAAAATTGTTCTTGGTGATGGAAAAATTTTATGGGCAAATTTATATCAAAAAAATGCCACTTGGATTGCAGGTAAAATTAAGGTCGATAAACCAAAACCAGTCGAAAAAAAAGAAGAAGTTAAAAAGATTGTAGATGATGAAATTCCTGACTAGAACTTTCTTTTTGAAGAAGGCAGGATCACTTATTACAGGTGATCGGCAAAAGGCCTATGGTGATGCCGAAATAAACTTCGGCAGGACTGCTAAGTTATGGCAGATATATTTAGAGGGTAGAGATTTAAAAAAAGACCCTCTAAAGCCTCATGACGTAGCAATATTTAACATATTGCAAAAAATTTCTAGGATTGCAAACGATTACAAAAAAGTTGATAATTGGATAGATTTAGTAGGCTTCCCTGCTCTTGGCGGTGAACTAGCTTGTAAGGTGAGGAAATATGTTAGAAAAAATGTGTCTAAGGTGCAAAGTGAAAATGAACCCAATGGCTGAACAGAATCAATTTCGCTGTCCAGTTTGTTATACAGTTTCTGAATTAGACCCAGAGGAATATAAATTTGAAGATGATCCGAGGGCATTGAAGGAAAAAGATTATGGCAGGTACATTCGTAAAAGTACCGATGTATTAAAAAAAACGGAGATAGATTAATTATGTCACACTTAAAAATATCAAATCATGAAATAGAATTATTTATTAGAAGTATGAAAACATACCAAGATAAATTAAAAAAAGACCATCCGCATTCCGATGATTATATTTATAATCACCCAGTATCAAAAGAAAAAAGGTATGTAGAGAATACAATTGGCAAAATGAAAAATGAATTGAAGGTTAGGGCAATGAGGCCTCATAGAGTGACCGCCTAATGTTTAAAGCAATAGGATTAATTTGTTCTGCTTGGATTGTAAATGGTGAGCCTAAACAGTCTTGTTATACTCATAAATTTAGGTGGGAGTTTGAAACCAAAAGAGAATGCCAGATCAGATTTTTACACTATAGAACTAAAGAAAAACCAATCTGGCAAAATATTGTTTTAGGCGAATGTTTTAAGGATAAATAAATTATGAGTTTCAAATTACCAAACGAAAATGTACAGATTAGTTTTAGTGGTGGTCGAACAAGTGGGTATATGCTGTATAAAATACTTGAAGCTAATAATGGCTTACCATCTACTGCTAAAGTAATATTTACAAATACTGGTCGAGAAGTTGAACAAACTTTAGATTTTGTTCAGGAGTGTAGTAATAGATGGAATGTTAATATTATTTGGTTGGAATATGACATTGTTGGTGGAAAAGTCACTTACAAACAAATAAATCATAATTCAGCTAGTCGTAATGGCGAACCATTTGAAAAACTAATTGAATACAAAAAAATATTGCCAAACGTATTGATAAGATTTTGCACAGTTGAATTAAAAATAAAAACAGCCAAAAGATATTTAAGGAATCCGTTAGATGTTGGTTGGAGTTCTTGGAAAAATGCAGTTGGTATTAGATATGACGAGCAAGATAGATTGGCTAGACCACAAAAAAAAGATGTTTTTACAAGATGGTTTCCGTTAGCAGAAAATAAAATTACTTCACAAATAATTGACGATTTTTGGAAAAAACAAACTTTTAAGTTAAATTTACCAGTTGTTAGAAATAAGACCATGTATGGAAATTGTGATGGTTGTTTTTTGAAATCAGAAGACCAGTTGGCTATGTTATGTAAAGAATTTCCTGAGAAGTTTGAATGGTGGTTAAATTTAGAAAATAAACATAAACATCGTGGTAACTATGGTTTTTTTAATAAAACAAAAAAATTACAAAATTTAAAAAATAATGTAGATAGTCAACAAGATTGGGTATTTGATCAACAAGGATATTTTTGCCAAGCGAATGATGGAGAATGCACAATATGAAAAAAAACATTGCAGTAAAAGAATGGGAAGACCTAATTAAATCTTATGTTAAAAAATCTCGTGAAGAAAGATTTGAGTTCCTAAAAACTGTACATAAAAAAGCAAAAAAAAATGCAGTTGCTTTTGACTTTCTTCACGAAAAAAAATAACTTTTTACCTCAACTTTCTATACAATTCATCGGCCTCAGATGAACTTCTTGCCTGTTCAAGATCAACTAATGTGTAATTAGTCTCGGCAGTATTTGATAGCTTACTATGCCCCATTCTGGCCTTTCTGATATGTGGCGGTACTAATGCTATCAAAGATGTATTAAAATACTTTCTAAAGCCACCGATGCCATGATATTCAACACCTGCATTCTTACAAATAATTTTAAGTATTCTTCTCATTTGATCCTGACAAAATGGCTTCCTGTTGTATCCATCATTAATACTTTCTTTGCTTGGGAAAATTGGGTCATTAAGTGCATATCCAAATCTTTCAGAATTTAACTGCCTAAAGTATGCTCTTAGTTTGTGTCTAAACTCAAAAGGCAAACCTAATACTCTTTTTCTAAAACTAGTCTTAGTCTTTTGCTCATTACCCTTGTTATCGACAGTTCTAGCTACAAGTAACTGGTTGTTGTCAAAGTCTACGTCAGACCACTTTAAACCCTGTAATTCGTTAGCTGACAGGCCTGTAAAGGTAGCCAGATTAATGAAACACTCCATATATAAACTTGTCCTTACTCGAAGTAATTTAGTTATGTCGGCCTCAGAATATCCGCCCCTTTGATTCTCTTCACCCCTGACCTGTATTCTACTGTTAGAATTGTTAGGATTGTTTACAATAAAACCTTTATCAATGGCATATTTAAAAACCATATTAAGGGTACTGAGACAATGAAGGATAAGTTTCTTAGACTTATTCTTATCGGCCAGATGATTTACAAATAAGTTAACATCACCAGTTGTAATATCCTTAATAGGCTTCTGACCAAAGAATGGATTTAAATGTAGTTTAATGTGCCTTACATCGTTGTCCTTGGTTCTTTCACTAATACCATTCACTTTACGACCTACCGCCATCTTTCTGGCTTCTATGGCCATATCAGCTACACTTTCAAACTTACCCTCGGCATATAGCTGATTGTAACTATCCAGAGAATTAATTAAGTCCTGTCTCTTTGCTTCCAGTTCAGACTTGTTTTGGTTTGTCATTCTAGAATACTTGTCAGGATACTGGCCTGTAATTCTACACTTTATTTTATAGTTGAAAGCATAAGACTGAAACTCCTTCCCATGCTTCATACCTTTTAAAACAAATATATTTCCTACTTTATAATTAGTCATTTTCTTTCCCCTCTAATATGCTTCTAAGAATTGAATTTCACCGCTAGGTAGTTGAACCATTAGTTGCTTACAACCAATGGCCAATTGTGCAAACTCACAGACAGAAAGAAATTTTTTTGTATCTTTCTCTGCAACTGCAACTTCAATTTTGACACAAGATAAAGTCCTAGGATCTGTAACAGACCTGCCCTTGACTTCGTAATAAGTGCAACCATCAAAATGTAACAATAGTTGATCACAAACAATTCTTACTGACTGCAAGAATGTATCCTCAAATTTATCTTGTCTTGGTAAAATCATGAAAGCTATTTTTTTCATTTTATTTACCCTCTATAGGCACATAAATATGGCTTAAACCATGCTTTTCATAAACAGTATTCCATGCAGTATCGCATATATTTGTAATTTCAATATCGTGAGTTCTAATTAAATCATGAGCATCTGTAAAATTCTCTTCCATCTTCACATTCACTTTCTTATATAAGTCAGTAATAAATTCACAATCTAACACCATACCCTCATTAATCATGGCTTTTATTCTATTTTTAAGTATTTTATTCATTATAAACTCCTAATATGCTTGATGTGTTGAAAAATGAAGATCATCTTGATACTCTTGCAAAGTACCTTTTTGATCTTGATCTTGCTTCATAAAATCTTCACCAAAAGCAAAAGAACAAATCTGATCTCTAACTTCTCTAGGTTGTTGTGAGATTTTGCCTTGTTTAATGATTTGTATCATTTCTTTTTCTGTTAATTTTTTCATAATATCTCCTCATTTAAGTTGTGATCTACTAAGTAAATCTTGTAAGGCAGAACTATGTCTGCCTTAATAGGTGTACTTAATAATCTCTTTTATCTCTCATTGTTCTCCAATAACCACCTTTGCTTTCCCAAGTCATTCCAAGACCCATATAAAAAGCTTCTACCGCTTCAAGTTCTTTACTAGTTGCAAGACCTTTTTTAAATCTTTCAACATAGATGTGATGTAATGTTTCTGGTAAAGTTTTATTATAGAACTTTGCTCTTTTTTCTAAAAATGTTGTTGCACCTTGTAACTTCATATTATTTCTCCTCAATAAATTAATGTTACATACAGTATATATTAATTTATGCTTTCAATGCAAGTCTTTTGACGAAAAAAAATGTAAATTAGGCAAAAAAAAATCCCCAGAAACCGAAGCCTCTGGGGTAATAATTTGTTTGGATAACTATTTGGGTAACTATTGTGGCGGTTTTTTGATGTGCTGAGCCACCTTTTCACCTGACCTGCCTAGAACATACCCACCAACTCCAACAGTCAGTAGTGTCCATAATTCGTCTGGTAAAGGTATCATCATTTTGCTCCCTGTAGTCACCTCTATTAATGGAAAGATTAAGTAATTTACACTTACAATGGCGGTTATATTTAACATCAAGATCGGTCTCCATGATCTAGCAATCCAACTCTCACTTTTCGCCTCGGCTAGTACAATTTGACTAGCTGATGCCTCAAGTTGTTTTGAATTTTCTAGTAAAGCTAACCTGACTTTGTTTTCCGCATCCCTTTTTTTATCTGGATCTGGTATTGCTTCTTTTACAATGTCACCAACAATTGGTGCTAATGCTGAAATTAAAGATATCATAAAAGTCTCCCTTCTTTTACTTCTTGGCATCTCCATCTGGTAGGCTTAAATGACTTCATGTATTTACCAACATCACTAGCCATTTCTAATGCCCTTACTTTGCATTCGTCATATGAATTGAAAATTACAGGATACTGAACATTTTCTAATGTAATGCAATAATTTGGAATAATCATACTACAGGCTACAACGACAGCCTTAAACATCCTGCCATTGACCAGTTCGCATTTGTTCAGCTAATTCTATACTTCTCTGTCCGACTTGTTTGCTCCACCTGCTGTCTAGCATTTCTTTGGAAGCTGTTTCATAATCGCCCTCAGATATACTAGCAATCATGTTTTGAAACTTTTTCAAGGTTGGATACCCTAGATTAAATGACATATTCTCGATTACAGCCTTCCTGACAGGATCTAAATCCATGTACCATTGATCATTCACAAGTTCCTGTTTTACCCTGCCTATGTCGTTTAAAAGCAGTAATTCGGCCTCTTGTTCTGTAATTCCTATGTCTTCAAGGTTTCTGCCTACACCAATAGTTGTTTTGCCAGATGTACACTTGTATGGCATTAGTTCCAATCCCTCATGCCTTTTAAGTTGTGCAATTAAATTACTCATAAACTACCTTTCAAATATAATGCCCAGTAATAAATAGCTATACCGCCAATAATAGCTAGGCCTACACCTACTGACACTTTAATCACCAAATCTCTTTGTCTGGCTATCTCTTCTAATTCTTTCTTACGTTCTGCCCTAACCTGTGCAATGGTGGCCTGAAGCCTCTCCCATTCGCCTCTAGACCCATAAAGCAAGAACATTGACCTCAATTCTTCGTGCATTTTTCTTTGTTCTTCTTTTTTAAAATGAATGTCTAATGCATCAGAAGTAGCTGAACCAAGGCCGAACCATCTCTTTTTTTTTCTTTCTTTTCCAAAAGATAATTCTGCCTCGGCTGTGGCATATTTTTTTATATAGTTGGATGCACTATTTAAATCCCTGCCCATAGAAATAATTTTTTTTATTCCTGCATGAGCAGATGTAAGCATTCCAAATGCACTAATGGGGTCAATCATTTATGTATCCTTATTTAGAGAGAACTTTATCTAATTTATCTTCAAGTCGGTGAAGGGCATCCATTACAGTTTCTATGTCTGACTTAACTTCACTTTTTTTTGCATAATCCTCTCTTGTGCGGTTTAACAGAATTTGTTGTCTTTTAACCTCCTTCACTAAATAGGTAAAAACCCAAGCCATAGGGCAAATAATTAGTGTTATAATTGCCGACCACAGCAACTCAACCGAAATCTGCATAAATTTTTACTCTGTAGGCCAGTCATACATTGGAGCATTCCCAGTTGGATTTCCGTTTTTATCAACAGGTACATCAAACAATTTTATAAAGTCTGCAAGACCACTACAGGCATTAATTGCAGTCTCAATTTCTGCACATTTAGTCCTGACACTATCTCTAAATTTGGTTGTGGCTTCAGGTATTGCTGTAGACTTTTCAGCATTTCTAACAATCATCCAATCAGTTTCAGACAACATATCATTTGCAGTTTGCTTTGTCTGTGCAATGTATTGTGTCTTTAATCCTTCTTGCACCAATTGTTTACCAGTCATTGGATCTAAAACTTTTTCACCATTTTCATCTGTTACGAGAATATCAGTCAAACTTCTTTCAACACCTTTTGACCAATAAAAACGATTGTCAAAACTTGTGTCAGGTTCATCTTCCCAAGTAAGACCTTTATCTTTTTTCTCAGGATCAGTCCAAATCATCCAGTTTGCAGGGTGTTGAACACCATCTTTATCAGACCATGCTTTACCTGCTTTTATTGCTATATTATTATGTTTCCAAGGCATTTTTTTCTCCTTTATTACCTAGCATTTGAAAATTTAAAATCTTGTCGTGCAAAAGCAAAAAACACATAATAATCTCCACTTCCACCAATGTTTGTATTTGTTCCTCTTATTTTGAATCCATTGCTAAGAAAATCAATTCTCAGATTGGAATTTGTTGCTTCTGCATTAGAAAGATTTGCAAACAAGTAATTTTCTAAATAATTGTCTTCATCTCTTACATCATCATAAATTATCCAACTTGCATCAGAAACTCCTGCATATGCTTTTATCATAACCCATTGAGGTCTAAACCCAGTAAAAATAAAATTTCCATCAGTATTAAATATTGATAAATAATCTGAAAA